ATGAATTCAAATCAAAAACCAAGTGAATTGAAACTATTCTTTGAGGAAAGCAAAACTTCCGGCTGGATTCCAAAACACGAATGCAGTAAAAATCTTAAAATCATCGCTCAAACTCACTCAGTTAATTCATTGCACAATATAGTAATTGCACAAACCAAGCAATGTAAAGTTTGCGGTAAAAAGTTTGAAGAATCTAACCCGGAGGGAATAAGATGTTGAGTGCAGCGAAATCCCGATTCAATCGGGGAAAGTATATGAAAGCAGCCATCCAACAATTCGGGATTATAAAAAAGTCCCGCAGATTAAAATAAAAAATTCACAGTTATCCAATGTTGGTTTTGAAATCGGGAAAGAATATCGAGTAATATATCAACCCGGTAAAATTACACTCGTTTTAGTTGCTAAAGAGGGAAGCAATCACTAATTTCATTTTAAGATGTCGCTCAATTTAACTAACCATATTAACCAACAAATAAAAATAAGGATGTGCTGGCAAAAAGTCGGTACACAGTCGGTACATTTTCGGTACAATGACAGTGGGATTTTAAGGGAGCGCAGAAACAAAAAAAGCCTCAAAACAAACTGTTTTGAAGCTTTTCTATGCGGGGCCGACGAGACTCGAACTCGCGACCTCCTGCGTGACAGAAAGCTAAAACCTTCTTTTTAAACTAAAAACGAAACTTTATACCACTTAAAAAACCATTTTTACTTTAGCATTTTGAGAGAAGTGTTATAATAGTGTTATACTAATTTCTACCAATTTCTATTTCTTTTATGTTTTTAATGAATTAAATAAACAATAAATTATTCATATGAAAATTTTTATAATAGCCTTTCTATTTTCGATTTTAATAAACTTATTCGGGTATTATTTTGTAATCCAGAAATACGAAAATGCTTCAACTGAATACTTGAGTATTAATAATGATGCATCTATATATATAGATTTGGCTCAAAAAAAGGAGAATTCTAAATATGAGCATTTCAAATACAGGGTGCTAGTTCCTTATCTTGCATCAATAATGCCATTCAAGGCTGGATTATCATTTAAAATAATAACATTTTTTAGCCTTTTTCTAACTTATATGTTTTTAGTTATTATCCTTGACAAGTTAGGTTTTTCTTTGATTCCAGCATTGTTAACATTAATAATGATTTATTTATCTCCATGGCAACTCAATGTTTTAAATAATCCTTTTTTAATTGATCCTTTTTATCATTTAATAATAGTACTTATCTTTTTTGCCTTCTACTTAAAAAAATTTCGCTGGTATATTTCGCTAATTTTAATTGGATCGCTTGTTAAAGAAACAACAATAATATTTGCTTTCTTGTGGTTGTTATATGATCTAAAAAAAGGATTATTTACAATCATTTTGGCTTTAGTTACTTTATTTCTTATTCGATTTATAGTTGGTCCTATTAATGAACAAAATAGTTTTATAAATGCATTAATTGAGATAGGATTTTCACGATTCAAAAACATTCCAGATTTTATAAAAGATATATATATATCTTGGAGATTAATTTGGGCAATAGCAGTAATAGGTTTTTTATTTATCCCTTTAGAAAAACGAAAATGTTTAATTTATTCAATCTTTCTAACTTTGATTGGATCAATTTCTTTGACATTTATAGCAACAGATGTAGGTCGGATGCTTTTTAATTTAATTCCTGTAATTGTCTTACTTGTCGCTTATTATTTTCAACATTTATTTAATTTCAAGAGATATTTATTCTTATTTATTTTTACCATTTATTCTATTTTCCAAGCAATATTTACTCTGCCAAATTATGTACTAAGTTCTCCTACATCATTTCAGTGGTTTGATTTAACAAGAGGTTATAGAGTTATTTTACTTGTCGCCGGGATATTTATTTTGTCAATTTATATAAAAGATGATTGGACTGAAATAAAATATAATTTTAAGAAAATATTGTTAAGAAAGAATGAATAGAAACTATACTCCCCAATCCCCCTTAAACCCAAACTTCCGGAGAAATGAAGTAATCCAGTTATGAAATGAAATATTAAAAGCCGTTCCGTTTACTATGTATAATCCGATAACTAAGATAATTCCTTGCCACCAGATCAATCCGAGTGCAACTGGAATTGAACTTGCTTTTAAAATGAGTGCAGCACTTTTACAGAAATGAAATCCGTCCTTCATAAATGAGAGGGGAACTTTCATAATCCATTGCCAGATTGGATTCTCATACTTCCAATTGTTTTTATTCCACCAGTCTCCGGAGATCCAAGTCTTTGCGTACTTCATTAAAATTGTTTCCTGCTCTCCGGTTAAAAGTCCGGCAATAAACCAAAGTATCGCGATGATCAGTAACTTAAATAATAATTCTTCGTTCATGTTTTTATAATTCCTTCTAAAGTTATTTCATTTTCTATGTAGTCTATTTCTTGACTGAATGGGTGATAAGTATATTCATAAGCTTTAATTAGATCAGCAACATAAAATCCTTCAACATTTTTGATTCTTATTTCATCAGTACGTTTTCTGTGTCCATCAAAGAAAAATCCTTTCCAGTATTTAGGAAGAAAATATTCTCGCACGAGAACACCCGAACTTTCATTTGTCCTTCTGCAGTAACTTGCATTTGAATATTGATTTGTCTCGGTTCTAATCCTATAAATATCACCAAAGATATTTTTCTTCATTGTTTCAAAATCAAAGACTTTCTTATTGCTATTCTGAATTACAGACCAATTATAAGTTCCGTTTGCTTGATTTAATTCAAGTCGTTCAATTGTTGGTCTGTTCACTTTATAAACAACATCTAGGATTTCACTTTCGGGGATCTCATAAGGATTTGTTAAAGAATTAAGCTCAACAAATACAGCTTTATTAGAGGAAACCATTCCGCTTATTGAACCGAACTCAAAGGAAAGAAATTTGAGCAACTCCATAAAGTTTTCCGGCTCTCCTGGGGAAAGTCCTAAACCATTTCCAAAATTCCAAGTGAACTGTTCACCATATTTTCCGAATAAATAATAATTCAAAACATATAGAGAACTTAATGCAGTATTGCAGTTTGATGCTGTTGTCCCAAATCTCCATGAATGAGGTCTGAAATCAACAGTTATTGTCGGTTGAATTATCTTAAAGATTTTTTCAATTACTTCATGAACTCTTGTATGATATAAATCTTTTTGTCCCGATTCTAAAGGATTGAGGTTAAGTGAATCCCATCCTAATTCCATTATTCCACTCGGGAAAGTTCCTTCATCATTCCAGATTTTCTTTTCCTTTAGTACATAGGATTTAGGTTTATATTCAAGAATAATTTCTTTCTCTCTTAAATTATATTCAATCGATTCATCATCAAGGTAGCCCTTAAAAATTTCCGTATTTCCTTTTCTGAATATGATTTGAGAAGTTCTGTAATCAATTCTTTTATCAAGTGCAGCTTTAACGAAAATATTATTGTCGCTGTTATCCAATAGCTTTATTCGGAATGTACCGAGCAATGTTATAAGTTCATCAACATCATAATCATATTTCAATTTCAGTTCATCTAATAATCTTATATCATTATCAAGACAATAAACTGTTTCTAAAGTTGAATATCCTAAATCAAAGAAGAACTCAATCGAGTAAGTACCGCTAACCAATTGCACCGGATCATATACAAATCTTTTATTCATTATCTGTATTTCTTCTCTTTTCTATCGATAAGTTTTAGGACGCCTCTCATATCATATCCACTTTGTTTTAATTCAACCGGATTCATTGTTAAGTTTACATTTACAGAACTGGCTCCGGCTAATGAACTAATCAGCTGTGCCGATCTTCCAACCAGTCCGCCATTTGCAAACTTTTGAAATAATGGTCTTACATTGGTTTTGTCATAATTATTTATTGCTTCCAGAATAGGAAGAAAAGCTTTAGTAGCCTTTGCCTTAACCACAAATTCACCTTTGCTTAATCTTGCGAGAATTGAATCGCTGGTTTCTGTACCAGGACCATCAATCATTCCACCTTCAGCTTTTCCAGCAATATTTAAGAATCCAGCCATAAATCCACCGGAGCCACCGGAAACTAAATTGAATATTCCCAAAGCAGTTTGTTGAGTAAAAAGACTAGCCAAAGCAGAAGCAACATCAGCAATTAAGTTTGTAAATAAATTATCTGCATCACCGATAACTTTTCTAAATGCTCTCCCTATGTAATTATGAATTGATTGTCCGATTGATTGAATTGCAGTATTTTGAGCAGTCGCCCAAGCTGTATCTTCAAAAGGTTTCCAAGGATCATCTGGAGTTGCATTTCCTTCAACATCAACCGGTTGGAGTTCAACTGGAATTTTTATTTTATCTGGTCTGGAAATGTCAATCTCATTTTGAACCGAGTAATCAACTTGAAAGGAGTTTGATGATTTACTGATTTTGCTTTTAGCAACTTCATTTCTGTATTGCTTAATTAATTCTTCTAATTCTTTTATTTTCTGATTATAAATATCCCTTTGAACTTGAGAGGAAGCGTTATCTAATTCAATGTTAAGAAGTCTGATTGCTTCCTTCACATTATTAATGGAATTTAGGTTATAACTTCCTTCCATAATAAGCTGAATTTTACTTCTGGTCTGTTCAGAAACTCCGCTTAACGAAGTAAGTTTCTTATCAATATCCTCAATTGATTTTTCAAGTTCGTTATATTTATCTTCATCAATAACAGTTCGATATTCATACTCAATCGTTTTTTGTGCTTTAACATCAAATCTGGAAGCAATTTTTGTTTCAATTAAATTATCTCGTTCTAATTCAAGAGATTGTTTTTCAACTTCTAATTCCAATCTTTTTCTATTTAGCTGAACTGTACTTAAATTCTCATATTCATTTGCTAAATTCTTTACTTCTTCCGCATTCTCTTTAATCTGTTTTTTCTGTTTATCCCACAAGAAAGCAAGAGCATTTATTAAGAACATCAATCCGTTAATTGCAATCATTACTCCACCAGGACCCTTAATCGCACCGATTAAAACATCCTTCATGGTTTCTCCGGTATCTTTAATCTTATCCCGGACATATCCAAAACCTTGTGCAATCATGGGAATATTATTTCCAATACTCATCATACCCATACGAAAATTAACCAAGAACATGTCAGCATCACCAATCGCCCAGCCTAACTGTCCCATAGTCTGGCTCATTGCCTGAACTCCCGAACTTGTCCCTTTCATAGTATTTGTTAAGGCTCCGCTTCCGGTTCTAACTTTAGCGTAGGCGTTACTAAGATTTTCTATTGCTTCATTATGTTTGATGTATTCTGCAGTATTAACACCAAGCATTGCTTTTTCTTGTTTTAACGAATTAATTACATCACTGATTTGATTTTCACTTAATCCATTCATGCGAATGAAATCTGCAATTGATTCTGTTAATTCTTCAGTTGAAGCATATGTTTCTAAAAGTTCGTTTTTAAAAGCATCAAGGCTTACTGTAAGAATTGGTTTTCCAGATTGCTGTTGAAACTTAATATAGTTCTCAACAAGCTGTTTCATTTTATCGTCAGCAATTTGAAGTGTTGATGTTACTTCCTTACCGTCAACTGAAAGTTTTATCTTTATTTCGCGTGTAAGTTTGTCGCTCACAAATTCACCAGTAATTTATTCAGATTTTCAATTCGTTTATGATAGAGAAAGAAATATGCGGTTTTAAGTTTTGTCTGCTTTACTTGTTCAATCTTGGAAAGATCACCATTACTCAAAGCAAATAATATTTCGGTCTGATAATCTTTCCAGTCACTCTCAAATATTTTTAGTTCGCTTTCTTTTTCTGCAAGAAGTTTCGTTTCTGCTTCATCTTCAGCTCTATTGAGTTCTGAAGATAGTTCGGAATACCATAAAAAAAATCCACTCTCGCCACAATAAAGTCGGTCATTATATCAAGCAGAGTTTTATAACTAACTTTTTTGAAATTTGTATTCTCTTTATCACCAACCAAAAGCAAAGGAAGAATCTTATCCGGTGAAACATTAAGGGAAATTGTGTTATCATCCGGTGACTGAAATCCGAGCAAAGCATTTATTTGAGCTTCTTCATCAACAGTAAGATCTTCATAGCTTACAAGTGAATACTCTTTTCCGTCAACTAAATATTTTTTCTCTTTCATATCTCGTAACTGTTTAGTGATAAATAATTTTCCGGATTCTTCATCATTGTTTTGTGAATCCATTTTAGATAATCGGAATTACATTCCTTTAAAGCTTTTCTTTCAAGTAAATTCAGATAAGCCTTATTGTTCTTTCCCCCCATCAAATGAAAATAACCTAATTGATTCATGCGATCTTCATTCAATCCGGTTTCAAAAACTTCTTTCTTTTCTTCATAGCAAATAGCAGCTAAAATGTGCTGTTCAAAACTGATAGGGAATAATCTTCTTTCAAGGTTCGGAAGATCATTAAGCATTTCTCTTGTGGGGAATAATGCAAGCTGTTTAGCTTCAGCAACATATCTTTTAATAAACTCAAGATCATTTCCACCGAACATTCCCAAGTTATAAGCATAAGGAGATTGGTTGTAATAATAATCGTTCTCAAATCCCCACTGCTTAACTATCTGCCTTATTGTTGAATAATATTTATGATTGCTCATTTGAAAATATTCTTTGTGCTGAACTATAATATCAGCCTTAAGCATATCTTCAGTCGGCGGTTTGAAAAGAAATGCATCATAATCAATATGAACAAAAGGTTCTTTCTGAATTTCATAAGCAATCAGTTTTCCGTAAGCCCACATCTCCGGAAGAACTGATTCCGGGATCTCATCAAGTTCAAGAGATACATTATCAAACGGAAGATCGAGTTCAACTAAAGCGTTATAGCCCTCTGTATCCGTTACCAGTTTAACCTTATCAAAATATCTTTTTGCAAAGTGAACCGATAAAATCCAGCAGAGAGCAAATAACTTTGCAGAAACTTCTCCATGAACTTTCTTTCCGTTAGCCAAAAACGGTTTAGACCAAAATGAATAAACGGCATTCATTATATTTCAATCTTTCCCATTGCGGCATAAAAAGTATTAGAACCAATTGGATTAGAAACTCTTGCATCCGGAGAATCTTGAGGTGATGCTGTCCCTTCGGAACTTTCCCAAGGTTCAGATAAAGCTCCCCATGGATTTCCGTCAATAACATCTCTAATTTTCTGAACTCTTTTAGAAGCCATCAATTTAATTCTTGCATCGCCATTATTATTGAATGCAGCATCAACACTCATATTCATGTTAATGTTTTTCAGATAAGTCTGAATTCCGTTAAGGTTAACTGTGCAAAGTTCATTGTTGAATTTCTCAAATTCGAGCATCGAATAAAATTGGAGTGAAGTTATTTCAACGCTGAAATTCCAAGCCATGCTAAATTTAGAGCCGTCAATAATATTCTTCTGAATCGGTTCCAACTTAATTGTAACTTGACCTTCTTCAATCCATCCAGCATTTTTCCATCCGTTATATTTTGGATCTCCGGACATTAAATTTTCGTTGGTCTGAATCAATACATCTTTTACAACTCCGGTTAAAACTCTTCCGGAATCTTTTCTAAGGTTTATAACTTTAAGAGCCATGTTTTATACTCTCCAAAAACTTTTTGATTTCAATATGATTTAAATAAAAGAAGGCACTCAATACTGAGTGCCGTTAAAATGTTAAGTCAATACAGCAATTTCACCAGTCTGAACAACACCACCGGAATCTTTGTATTTTACTTTTAATGTGTCGGTTGCTTCGTCCATGTAGAATACGACATCTTGATTTGATAAGTCAGCATCTGCCGGTACAGTTGTTGATACTTTATAAATTGTACTATCTCCATTGGTTTTAATCTTTGAGTTAATATAATTTATAGTACCAACTAAAGAACCATTTGTGTACACATTGATAGTTCTTGCTTTTGTTGAAGAATCTTGCAAGTCCATTTGGTCAGTATCATAGCTATATATACCGCCTGCTGTTGGACCAATTTTTAATTTAGGTTTTGCATTTGCAATTGCTGAATTGTCGATATAGTGGGAATTCTTAAGAAACTTTGTTTCATTTTCTGATGCAGTTTCGATTTTTTCAAGCATCCAAACTATTTTTTCAAGATGTCCATAATTTTGTTCCGGTGCATAGCCAGTCTCATAAGTCATTGCATATGAATAAATGCCCATAGTTACATTAACACCTTCATAAACAAATGCAGTAGAATTTGCGTTAGTACCACCAATTATTTTATATGCTCTCATGAATCCTGATGTATTACTTGAAAAACAGACTGCTATTTTAGAACCTTTCAAATCAATTGTGAAGGCATCATTAAATTGACACGCCACACCTTTTAAGTGAACCACTCTTTCAATACCGCCACTAACATTGCCAACAAATCTGATTTTATCCCAATATTTTTTTCCGTTGTCTGGGTTCCTGTTTTCAATGCTAAATTTCAAATTTTTTTCTGTTGAATCAATGCTGAATCCCCAATAACCTACAATATCTTCAGACATTATAAAATTAACGGGTTCATCACTTGTGAAATATGATTGTTCTTTCCCTACTCTATACCATTCAGCATTGACTATGTCGCTCGAACCAACCCAACTTCCCATCCAACTAAATACTATATGACCGTTATTTTTCGATATTTCATATCGTTCTGTTATGATATAATCTCCTGGATAAAAAAGTATGTGGGCACTTGTTCCGCCTAAATTATCTGGAATTTTACTCATTGCCCCCTGAATGGTTGCAACTGCATTTTCCCAATCTAAACCTGATTTTGTATCATCTCCGTCTGGTTTAACGCATATTCTATATATATCATAATCACCCCAAAAGGCTTTCACTTTTGTTGAACTATAAGGATCAGCTTCAACATAAACAGTATCGCCAAACTGAATTTTAGTTTCATCAACTACATCAAACTTTGCAACTACACGAACTTTCTCAATCTGCACAAGAATATCATCCGGAGCAGAAAGTCCATCAAGGATTTCTACTAAAGCTAAATGTCTGAGGTTCATGTCATTAGCCGGATCACCACCCCAAAGAGTCACTTTTGCTTCAACTGCATCCCAAATTGTGTTATCTGAAGTATTGTAAACATTAGCACTTTCGCTGTTTACCAACAAAGAACCAATGATAAGTCCGGCATCTAAAAATTCTTGATACTGTTTATCATCTTTGAACTGGAGCTTTCCACCGATTGTAATTGCAGATTGCAAATTTGCTTTTAACATATCGGTATAATCATAAAATTGTTGTACTTGCATTGTTACCTCTATTTTAATTTGTCAACTTTACTGTTATTTAACTTTTCTCTTGAACGACCGAAAGCATAAATTCCGGCAACACCACCCCAAGCCAGCCAAAATTCACTCGGCAGATCGATTGAGGGAACAGTCATTCCTCTGAAATAACTTAACCAAGGAAGCAGAACATGATTAACCAAAAGAATAATTAGTCCGGCATATAAAACTGTTGGTCTTGCTCTTTTGGTGTAAAGATCATCCTGCTGAAGCTCTGCAACCATTATTTCTTTCTGGCTCTCAACAACTTTGGATTCGTACTCTAAAACTTTTGCTTTATATGAGTTTTCTATTTCAAGAAGTTTATTCTTCAACTCAGCTTTTTCTTCATCCGAAGTTGATAAGTTGTCTATCAAATCCGTTACCGGTTTAATAGCATTTCCTAAAAAATCAAATACACCCATTTAATAAATCCTTTTATTTGCCTGTCATTCCGGTTTGCGAAGCAATACCGGAATCTCATGTTCATCTTTGAGATTCCGGTATCACAAAAAGCGTGAACCGGAATGACAATTTTTATTTCAAAATTTCAATTCGACTAAACCAACCGATATACTTCTCATAAACCGGATTATCCAACATCAATTCAGCATAAAAAGCACCTTGCAGAATATTCAGAACATTAAAGAGTAACTTTTCAGAATTCTTTTGTAAGCAGAGCCTTAATGTGCTTAATGTTTGCGGACCAACTTTTCCATCAATTTTTATATCTGGATAAAACTTTTCATTTCTATTAAGTAGATTGAGAGCTGTCTGAAGTATTATTGAAGCTCTCACAATTCCGGTATTAACACTAATCTCAAAAATTTCTTCTGCTATTTGATAAGGAAGTGAATCACATAAGAAAACATCCCAAAATTTCTCTTTGTAGAATTTCTGAACTTCCCATTCTAAATATTCGCTCTCATGCAAGTGTTCTGCAAAATCTTCGCCGTAATATTCTTTTGATGTTTCAATTAACTTCCATCCTTCCCAATTTGGGTTAAAGTTCCTCGCGATACCTTTATAAGTTTCTCCACCTTTATCATCCTTATCAAAAACATATCCACCTTCAAAGCGGACTAACTTCTTATATGCTTTTTCAAAATTTGTCATTACTTCACTTCATCTTTTTTTGTTTTTAATATTGTGTACGTTCTAACTATTGTAAATATTACAGTAGCTATTAAAAGAACCACTTTAAGAACCGCTTCAATTTTAGCCATCAACTGAATGTTTCCGTCTGTTTGCAAAAATGCAATTGCACTAAAGTTTACTGCCGGAACTCCCAGCAGTTCGCCTAATTTTTTCAATCTCATTTCCTTAAATCTTTTATATGTTTGAAGTATAAACATCATACTCAATTGCCACTCCGCAGCATTTTATTGAACCAATCATTAATTCGCTTTCACTCTCGCCAATCGGATCAAGGTTAAATCTCTCTGAACTAAATTCAGCAATATCATTTGTTACATACTGAGCAAGAGTTTCAGCTTGTATTTTTGCCTCTTTATAATCTTTGTGTTGTGGTATTGAAACTAAAGCAGTAACAAAAAGCTTTGGTCTTTTCTTTAAAACCTTTGAGCCAGATTTCTTTATGTAATTAGAACCGTCAACTTCAATTAAGAGCATCGGGAATGTTTTGAACTCCTTGAACTTATCATATTCAACATGATAGTTGTTTTGTTCTAAGTGTTCACCAAGTTCTATTACTGATTGAAAAGGAATCATAATTCATTTGCCATTTTTAATATTGTCGGTTCAGCTTGAGCAAGAGCCAGTTCAAAAAATTTCTTTCCTCTTGTTCCTTTCTTTGAAATACTTTTGGCAATTGCATAAGCAACACTTCTAACTTCAGAAGAATATCTTTTTTCACTCTCTCCGGATTTTGTTTTAACAGCTTTTCTTTTTGTTGCAATTGCTCTTTTACTTTTGATGTAAAACTGCTGTCCAATTCCTTTATTCTTAACCCAACGCATAATCGGCTCAATTGGTGGAAAGTGAGGTCTTGTTCCTTCATGCACAAAAACCGAGTAATTAACATTTCCGAAAACCTTAATCAGATATGATAAAACAGCTTCTGTGCTTCTATTAATTGTATCACTTGAAATAGAATTTCTTAAATTAATACCACCTGGTGCATGTGATCTAATATCATTTTCATCAATTACATCAACAGTTTCCTCTTCTAATTTCAGAGCAATATTTTCTGCAAGCTTTTCAATTTCTGTTGCAATCAGCTTTCCAAATTCATCTTCAAGACTTCTCAAATTGCACCCCACTTAATATCATCGCTTTGAGGATTTTCCTTTTGAGGTAAATAAGGCTGAATTAATTTCATTGCTCTATCTCTGAACATTTCAGCTAACTGGCTTGCTTCATTCCAAGAAATCATTTCGCTTCTGCTTTCGTCCCAACCTTTACTTCTTACAATTCCTGTTCCTTGTGTTTCTATGTTAAATACCGGAACTGCATAATAAAGAGTTAATAACGCTTCAGCTTTTGAAAGAACTTTTTTATCCTCATCATCACTGCTTTTTTCTTCATAAGCGGAATAAGAATCTTTTCCCAATAATTCCTTCATTTCAAGAGATGCAGTTTCAATATGAACTTCTAACTTCTCTGATTGAATCCGGCTTTCATCCGGAAGATTCCCTTCTTTTCTAACTTGCTGATGATCAGTTAAAGGCAAGGTTTATCTCTCCTTGCCCTTATTAGGATTTTCATTGTTTTTAACTTCTTCAGAAGTTTTAGAACTCTTTAATTCAGAAAACTTTGTTTGAACTCTTTTAGGAAGAGCCTTAAAATCCTTTTCTGAAATTGTTTGGTTTTTATAAATCACTTTATCACCAAACCCAACATTCGCATTCGCTTTATAAACCATTATTACAACTCCTTAGCTTTTACTCAATACTATTTGTAACCAAGAACAATCTGATCTGAAACTGCATAATTAAAATCTACTTTAGCAGTAACGGTATATTCAATCACTCTCTTTCTTTCCTGAACTTGACGTCCAACTCTCATAGCTCTGCCGATACCAACAGCAAGGTTTTTAGCATGTGTAAACAGAATTGCATTATCCGGCATAAAGGGAAGAGGAACAACATCAATTCCGTTAAATTGTGCTGATCTTCTTTCAGTTACCATTGAATCACCTAAAGCAGTAACACGTTCACCAAGTTCTGCTCTATAATCAACTTCAACATTTGGAGATACTAAGAAAATCATATTAGGAATATCGCGTCTCCATTTGTTTGGGAGAAGTTTGAACATTGATTTGAACACATCTTTATAGGTTGGTGTAGCTGGAATTGTGAAATCATGAACTGAAGAATCACCAAGAGCAATTTTTAACCAGCCGTCATTCTGTCTTAAGAATGAATGATCATTTTGTGAAAGTCCGGTTGTATCATCTAATCCGTCTGTATCAACATCAGTAATTAAAGCAGCCAAAGCTTCATCACCATTTACGGCTAAATCTAAAAGATCATTTCCAAATGATTTTGCAAATGCTCTCTGAATCTTTGCATCGGCATTATTACCTTCAATATTTTCTTCAAGGAAAGAGAACGTAACATCAAAGGGAAGAATAGTTTCTTTGTAGTTCAGCGTTCTTGGTGTAATATTTACTCCAAAGGTTTCAGCCGGAGCCACACCTTCAGTTGCACGTCTTAACATTCTGCTGTTAAGGTCTAATAAACTTAACTGATATTCACTTGCTGTCATTTGAACAGTCTGAATCTTTTGCAAGAATTCATTTTGTGAAACAACAAGATCAATAAGTTCTTTGGCTTGTTCAGTGTTTAACTGTCCGCCAGTAGCTGTAGAAATAGCTGCTTTTCTTATCAGCTCTTGAATTTGCTCATTTGTTAACATTTTTTATTTCTCCAAATAAATTTCAAATTTTCCTCTTACTTCTAACTTCTTGCTTCTAGCTTCTAAATAAATATTGATGATTTATTAATCGGCTCTTGATCACCGTTATTGCCGTCATCACCTTGCGAACTTCCCGGTGTAGCTTTAGCAATTGTTTCTATCTTTTCACTGTTTTCTTTAGATGATTTTTCAAGAGCTTCAATTTTCTCATTCAAAGGTTTAACAGCTTCTTCAACTGCTGTTTTTACGATAGCCTGATCTTCTTCAGCTTTCATATCTTCTTCCTCACTTTTATTAATATTATCTAAACTGAAATTTTCTACTGCGGTGCGGAACTGGTCAATATCACTAAGTATTGCAGCTTTAACATCCGTTATATCTTTGTTGCCTAAAGTCTTTTCAATACTATCCTGTAAAGACCAAACCATACTTCTAAAAATTCTTTGCTGGTTTTCCGAATTAAAATCTTTTTCAACTATTTGAACCGGCTGGATTGCTTTCTTTACTGCATCAACAATTTTTTCAATTAAACTTTTTTCATCAGATTTTTTTACTTCTTCCTTAACCGCAAAACCACCCATTGAAAGCCCTTTGATTTCACCTTTCTTAACTGCTTCCCATGTATCGTTATTTTCAATCTGAATACCGACAGCCCAAGAACCAACCGGATCATCCGGGAAAACTGGATCAGCTTCTTTAGTAATCCAGCATTCAGCAACAAAACCATGTCCGGTAACTTCATCATGTTGCTTGTCGATCTTTCCGGTGCGTCCTTCCTTCATAAACTTATCACAAGCTTTCTGGATTTCTTCAGCGGTTGTAAATTCTTCATCGGTATCATTTTCATTAGGAGAGTAAACAATTCCGTAAACACGCTTCTGTTCTTTATCAATTTTGTTAATCTGAATTGTCTTTTCGATTGTTGGCGGTTTGGTTTCACCGGACTTATAAATTATCTCTTTTTTATTAGCACCGGACTTAACTAAACTGATGAAATGAATATCGATGTTGGTAAGTTTCTTTGGCACGATCAAAACCTATTCTTTTTGATCGCAAAGTCTTTAAAAGGAAAGTTTAAAAAAACCTAAAATATTTGAGGTATGTTTTATTGTGCTTATTCCACGCAGAATTTTTATGTATGAAATAAAGGTTTAATTTTATTAAATATTAAAACTCGTACTTTAGTGCTGCAAGATTACTATGAACACATTAATTTTTAATCTGAATAATATCTCGATAATTATCTTTTCCATTCGATGTGCCCATTAACTTTATTCTCCTCAAAAACTTCCAGAATTTGAGTACAAAAATCAAGTAATTCTTTATTATTTTCTATTTTCGCTAAATTATAAAGACGGATAAACATTTTCTTGCCCGTTTCGGTCTGCTTTAGATTCTTTTTAAGGAAATTATGCTGTGAACAGAGAGTTTGACCATTTTCTATCGTAGCCCTTCCACCCAAATCCTTTGGTTTTATATGATCTATATGTAGTTCGACTCCATCTTTTACACCTCGTCCACAAATTACGCATTTAAAACCATCTCTCTCTAAAATTGTTTTCTTTTGTTGAGGGGTGAAATCCTCCAACACTCTATTGTGTACATGATTAGGGTCATACCTATAAACGCCCTTTGAAACCTTTATTAAAAATCCATTTTGATGTAGTTGTCTGATTCCTCTATCCGGATCTCTAAATACATTGCCTGTTCTCCTAAGAAATTCTTCAGTTACCCAATCTACTACTTCCGGATGTTCAATATTACGATTTGGATTATTTCTAAAAAATTCAATTAGCAAATCTTTTTGTGTAATTTGATTACTCATTAAATTCCAATGTCCCTGTTTCGTTTAAGATTCTATTACTTGCAATTTTACAATAATTTTTGTCCAATTCCACACCAATTCCAATTCGATTATTATTTTGAGCTTCTATCAAAGTTGTCCCACTGCCAGTAAAAGGATCAAAAACAACATCTTTAACATATGAAAACAACTTAATTGCTCTTTTAGGCAATTCTCTGGGGAATGGAGCTGGATGTCCAATTCTTTTTTTACTTTCACCATTAAATGTCCAGACTCCATTTGTCCACTCCATAAATTCTTCTTTATTTATATCAGAAATTTTTGATCCATTAGTCTTTTTCCAACTATCTTTATATAAGACTAGGATTAATTCAACAGGAGCAATTACATATGGAGCTGATGCAGAAAGCCAAGATCCCCAAGCCGTTCTGCGTGAAATGTTTCCTTCATTCCAAACAATTGTAGAATGATACTTCCAACCAACTTCTTGCACAATGCGGGTTAAATCAGCACCAACACTTTTTTGCCCGCCTTTATTTTTATCCAGTGGAATATTTAAGATAAATCTTGCTTGTGTTTTACTCCATTTATAACAATTTCGCATCCATTTTTCAGAGAATTGTAAATACTGTTCATATGATAATTCATCATTATTTGATTTATATTCTATACCGACATTATAAGGTGGGGATGTAATTATTAAATCAATAAATTCTTCATTAAAAAGGTGCTCATTTAAAGTATCCCCTTGAAATAATGTAACATTTTTATGTTTAAATGGATTTTTAGTATCTACTTCAAACCCTACATTGTTGATTTCACTATTTAAGCTGATATTTTTATTTTGTTGAACAGTCATGTTTTCTTATAGAATTATTAATTCATACAAGATACTATTTTTATTTTTAGTATGTAAGAATTTTCTAGACTATCTAATTCAAGCAAATGTGAAATACTATTTCAAGAATTGAAGGTAATCCCAAATTTGCCTTCATAAATTGTTTGAAATCTTGTTCTCAAAATCCCAATGCAGCTCACAAATTTACTTCACCACCGTCCTAGTCCTACAACGTGCATGATACGGTGGTAATCCCACAGAGGAAGGAATCTTATCCGGGTTCTTTCCTTCAAAGATTTCAACTTGTTTATCAGAGTACCAAGGAGCCAGCTTTTTAATCTGCTTTAGTGTTTTAGCTTTCATTAAATCATCACGTTGTTTTACTAATTTACTAACCTTAATAACTTTTCCGTTTAACAAACGGCATATTGCACTTGTCCGGTGGTCAATAACGGCAACAATTTTTACTTCAGAAATTCCGGCTTTCTCGTATGCAGAAACCTTTCCAAACTCTCGGCTTCTTGTTACAACATGCTCGGCTAACAGCTCCCAATAATTTCTTTTTCTGCTGAAACCCTCACTCAATATTGATTCAAAATATTTTCCGGCATCAACACGTCCCATTCCTTGCTTCATAACTTCAGCAGACATTTCATTCAAGAATTTATTAATCCAAGTATTGTAACTGTCACCAATCCAAAACTGCTTAACATCTTTTTGAGTAAGCCAGTAAAGAGCTTTCTTATCAACGGTATTAAACTCAAACTGAATACCAATAACGGCATGTCCTTTTGTGTAACTCTCAAGAGAAATAGTTTCAATATCTTTTCGCATTGCCTCAAAGATTGAAGTTCCTAATTTTGCTTCAAGAGTATTAACGGCAATCTCCATTTCTTCATCAGAAATATATCCTTCACCTTGAATAAGTAAATCAATAGTTTCAATAATTGCTGATTTCTGTTCCTTATCCCATTTTTTCAAAAGCAAATTGGAAAGTCTATTTGCCATAGCTTCCCATTTATCCCCTTTAAGAATAACACCAAGAAGATCATCAACTTCATACAATAATTCCTTTGCTTCATGTTTAAGCAGCGAGTTCATTTTCAAGAGCCTTTCTTAATTCGAGAATTTGTTTAACCAGCGAACCAACATCAGAAGCTTTTTCCGTTTTAATTTTTCTCGGTGGATAACCAAGTTCTGCACGAGCTTCATCCGGTTCAAGAACTCCGGTATTAATCATCTTTGCGTAAAACTCCGCATCATCCTTTGGATCAGCAATATAGAACGGATCGAATTTAATTTTGTAATTCTCAATTTTCATTCCTTGCTTAAAGATGTTATTTAAGAAATGTTCTACTCTTGCTTGTACAGGAGAAATAATGATATTCTGAAATAACTCCATTTGAGCCTTTGTTTCTGTAGTATCACCAAGTTTATTACCGGAAGAAACACCAACCAAACGAGGTGGAACACCATGAGAAGAAATTATATCATTTTTAGAATCAAGCTTAAGAGTTCTAAAGAAACTATCCTTTGGCATTTGTGAAAGTTCTTTGATGTCAATTTTTATGCTTTCACCTTCTCCGGTTTCAAGAACAATTCCTTTTCCGGCATTCTTAACTCCCTTGAATTCATTGTTCAAAAAGTTTTTTAATGATGCAAAAGCTTCATCAGTCAATTTTCCGTTCTCAACAATAACGGCAAAATGAGGCATTCCATAATTTTCTAAGAAGTAAAGATTATAACTTTCTCCGGCTCTCATTAAGCTCATAGAAATCAAACTGGCTATATAATCCGGCACACCGTAAATTGTATTTTTAGGAGAATAATTTGAAAGTCTGAAATAAAAATTTCCCGGTCTTTCTCTTATGTAAGGTTCGGTATAGGGATAAAACTTAACTTCCTTCAGTCCGGCTTTCTGAACTGCAATTCTTTTGAGAAATCTGTTTTTGGTCTTTTTGTTAGAATCAATTGCAAGTCTTGTATTGTAGCTCTTTAAGTGATAGAGTTCTTGAATTTCTCCGGTTCTGTTTACTGCACCTTCCAAGTAAGCATCACCAAATATTTTCCAGTCGGTTAAAAAATTAACCATTGTTTCAGTAAAACTCTGTCCGGTATAATCTGAATGAGAAGTAATAAATTCACTAAGCTTTTTATATTCCTTGTCTTTCTCATCTGCTTCTTTACCGTCGTATCGTTCAATTTTGAATCCAACTCCGCAGACTGCATGAGCAGTTACATTAATACAGCGAGCATTATAAACATTCTCACCATAAAGATTAGTAAGCACATCATAATCATACAAAGGATTTTCCGATGTATAAGTTGCATCAGTAGTTTCAACTTGTTTAGATTCCTTTGCAATAGAGCTTTTATCAAACGAATTTAACTGAATAACTCTAACAGATACCTCATTTCTTTTTTCTTTTTCCATTTCTCTAATCCTTTAAAATCTTTATAAACTTTACACAGTCCTTACTGTTACTTCCGCTTTCGGTTTTCTCGGCACTCTTACCCAGTTCCAATAAACCGCTGCATCACCTTTATTTGGTGAGCGTCCTAATCTCTTTCTGATTTCCGGCTTTCCTTCAACAATTATTACTTTGTCGTTAATCTTCCAAGTTGGAGCACACAAATCAGAAATTAAATCCGGATCATTTGGAAGACAGATTTCTCCGTTCTTTAAATCTTCTCTCATCTGCCAATACATTTGAGTCCGGAGATTATTAAAAGTGAATTCTGTTTCCTTAATCTTAATCGGCTTTTCACCACCAATAAGATTTTGAACTTTGATTCCTAATTCCTTCAAAGCGTTAACCGTTCCGGCTCCAACACCAACTCCGTCAACTCCAACCCGGTCCGGTTTTACTTTTTTCTCTTTCATCTTTTCGTAAACATCACGTTTGCCTAACTGATTACTATCCGGACAGTAGAAATCCTCTACTCTTAAAAGCACAGCTCCCAAACCTTCAGCAATTGCAGCTTTGTCTCCGGCTTCGCTGTTTGCAACGTCCACACCAAGAGCCGGTTCACCTTTCATAATTTCTTTTCTATCGCGATTAACAGCATCATCACACCATTTAAGACTGATTAACGAATCTTTACTTTGTCCTGGAGAAATTCCTCTCACACGAGAGAGATAAAATGGATGATCTTCGCTTCCAACTTCATCAATAATATCTTGAATTCCTTGTCTCGATTTTCCACCGGGAATAAATGAAGGATTATCGAGAACGATGTTAGGATAATCTAAACCGGAAATTCTTATATGTTCAACTCTTCCAAGTTGGCAGAACTTATGTAACTGATCTAAATGGTGATTCGGATTTCCCAATGCAAGAATTAAGTTATGTGGAGCTTGTGAAGTTAATTTGAAAGAGTTAATAATTGATTTCGGAATGCCTGGAGTTTCTTCGAGAATAATTAACATATGTTCCGCATGAAAACCTTGTGCTTTATCTTCTGTTTCTTTGTCTGATGAAGTACCGGAAACAAATCCGAATGCAGCCCATTCATAACTTTTCTTTCCCGATTCATCTTTCTTCATTCGTAAAGTAAGAGTATCAAGATAACCCTTACCAAACTTCGGAAAGAGCCTTGAAATTTCTTTCCACATATTTTTTTCTAATTGATCTTGCTTTGGTGCAGTTGTAATTACAATTGAATTCTCAAAGCATTCCAGAAACCAAAAGGTTATACAAGCTGCAATAAAAGTTTTAGAACATCCGGTCGCAGATTCAACACCAACCCATTTATTTTCAACTAAAGAATTAAGTATAGCCATTAAAGGATTCGGAGTTCCGTCCCATTCATGGATTTCATATTCCGGAATTAAAGACCAGTCGATAGTTTCCTTATTGATTCCCAATCTTTCATTGAAATAATCAAGAGGATGAGTTCTGTAATACAACTGAAGAGTTGAATTATCTTTCAATCTCTCTTTATGCCGTATTCTTTTCTCTTTCTCTATATCAATTAGACTTAACATTAATTCCCACACTTAATAAATATGGTTTTGGATCTTCACCTTTCTTAATTATTGATTCAAGGATTGAAAGCTGTTCATCAGTAAGTTTTGATAAATCAATATTGTTAATGCTTATTGTTCCAGAATGTTTTACTTCATCAACATAAAGACCAAATAATTTTGACAAATCTTTTTCCACTTCAAGAAGAAGTTTGTAATCCTTGGATTCAATTGCTTTTTGAGCAATCAACTCGCGTCTTCTTACTGCCCGATCCAAATTTTTCGATTTATCCATTTTTTTTAAGCTTCTAATATATTTCCTTGCTTCAGAAATATAACCTCTTGCTGTTCTATCGGCTACATCGTATTTATCCATAACATGCTTAGTAAGATCGCCAGCTCGTTTTGGAGCTAAGTATTTGTCATTTTCCAAAATAAACAAGATTATATCATCAATGACATTCCATATAGAATTTATATGTGGCTCTATTTTTCCCATATTTTTTATAACGGCATTCCGTGGCAAGTTAAGTTGTTATTTTTATTTACTTTAACCCTTCTAGTTCTCCAAGCCTTCGCCATTCTTGTCTTTGAATCGATTCTATCAAAATTTTTTCCAACTGCTCCATGGCAAGAATTGCACACTATCATAAGATTTTCTTGAGAATTATTCGGCTCTAATCCTTTATCGGTAAAATTTCTTCCTTTCTCATCTTTATGATGGATGTGTAGTCTTGTACCGAATTTCTCTTTATGCTGCTCATTAGTGATTCCACACTTCTCACAATTTTTATTTACAAGGTATTCAGAAGCTGTTAATCCACCTTCAAACAAACCAAATCTTTTTATTTCTTTAAATCTTCTGTTCTTTGATCTTCTTTCTGGGTTTTGCCATAATTTTTTAAAATATTGTGAAATCTTTTCCTTGTTCTTTTCTCGGTAAGTTTTATCCATTTCACTTTTGCATGTTTTGCAAAGACCAGTGTTTTTATTCTTTGCTAAACTCTTTTTGATCATTTCTGAAACTGGCTTCAAATTGTTGCACTTCGTACAAATCCGGTTTTCTGCCGCTTTCAAATCTGTTAATTTCATGATGTACCTTTATGTCAATAATTGCTTCAATTGATTTTTCTGATAAATTATGTTTTTCGGAAAGAGAAAATATTGCCTCTTTCCTTCCCATTGTTTCGCTTAAAAGAGCATACTCATAGATTATATCAAGATTCCGGCTTTTCTCTATTGTGGAAAGCCCCATCTCAACATGAGCATCAACGGTACGCTTAGCGATTCCGTAAAAAAGACTTAAGAATTTCAGCTGATATTTATTCATCTTGGTTTGATACTTAAAAAATTGATTTCTCTTTTTTTACCTAATATTTTTAAGGTAAGTTATATTACTTCTGCAATCTCAACACCAACCAAAGGCTTATCCGAGTAATACTTATCAACTCTTAAGCTCACAATTTGTTTATCATCCTCATAAGCTATTCCGTTCAGGCTGTCTGCAATTATCTTAGCGATGTTATCTAAGTCCGGTTTCTTTGTTGGTCTTAATGCTCTGAAAAGTGCAAGTTTCCTTTTATGGTTTGAATAACTTTTTGGAATAGAAGTGTTAACAGTTATTCTCATTTCGATAGCACCTTTCATTAAATCTCTACTTGGATATTCACGTTTGAAAGAAAGCTTTACAAGGTTTTCATAGCTCGCTGTTTTGTCCGGAGTGTAGGTCCCAACAAAATCACCACGTCTAAAAAACTTAGGTCTTCCTTTTCCTCTTGCTTCACCCGGGATTTCAAATTTTATCATTGGTTAACCTTCAATAAATTTTTCAGAACTCATTAAATTTTGAAAAGCATCTTTTGCTGCTTTCTGAGTTTCAAATCTCATGTGTAATTTCCAAGATACTTGGTTACCAACATTTGGAATAATATTACTTTCCCAAATGGATTTATCTTGTTCCCTTAATCTGAATACTCTATAATCTGCATTCATTAATTTTACTATGTCTCTTCCTGTCATAATTACCTCAATTCTGAATTAAAAATTTCCACTTAATTTTGCGTCATTTATTGCCATTATAACTCTCAAGATATTTTCATCGATAATGCCAGAGATTCAACTGTTCCGGTTTTTATATCCGGTTGGTCTTTGGATTCATTTTCAAGTTCCGTAATCTTGGTTTCAGCCTTATCCAACTGGTTTGTATTGAGGAACTGAATAAGTCGGTCCTGCTCTAGCGGAGTTAATAAATCCTTGATCTTTCTGAACCTAGACCAAAGCTCTTGGTATTTTCGGCTCAATATCTTTGCGTCTTTTTTCCGGTCTGACTCAGCTTCCTTCATTTCTATCTGTTTTCGTTCTTTTTGCTCTAAATCAAACCGTTCTTTAAGCAGATTCTTAAAAATTCCCTTAACATAAGCGATATTCATTTTTTCAGAACCTTGTTCCATTGCCTTATGGAATGAGTTTTTAACATCCTCAATTCCATGATCTTCAATAAGTTTTTTAACATCAAAGATTTCTTGAGGTGAAGGATTTCTTCTCCAATACCGGATGAAAAGTTTTGAGGGTTCAGATTCAAAAAGTTTATCAATCAAAAAATCATCGTTGCTTTTTTCTTTTTCAATACTCTCTTTTTCTATACTATTATTTTCTATATTATTCTTTTCTATTCTTTGTGTACTTTCTTCGGGTGGAAACTCGGGTTTCTTAGGTGGATAACTCGGTTTCTTAGGTGGTTTATTAAGTAAATCATATAAAGGATTAATTTCAGTATCCTTTCTGTTGGCATCTTTACAGATTTTCAACCATCTTTCTTGTATTGACTTCGACGTAAGAATTGATCCACTAGTCGCCAGTTCTTTATCAAAAAGCCCCAACGATAAGCACACCTTCACCGTCTCATTTACAACACTCTCTTTTTCGTTTAAATCATCGGATACATCAAAGGCAGTATCTTCGTCCCACTCTAAGAAATATCCTTCGTGCCTGTAAATTTCCGTCAGCAAGTAAAAGAAGATTGTAAAACCTCTACCGCCAGCTGTGCGGATAAGCCTCTTGATTTTTCTATCTTGAAACATATCTACATCAGTCTGGAAGTAGAGTAAACCTTTTTTTGTCGGTCTTGCCATAATTTCAATATCTCTTTTTAGGTCTAAAAGTTGGTTTAAATGAAGGTAATCCTAATCCCTTCATAGTTTTTTCATACATACCGTCTATGTAGCTTAACATATTATCAGAAAATTTCTGTTTGGTTAAGTACATGTTTCTGAACTGATAAAAAGCTTCAACGTCCTTATCAGTTGCAGCTTTCTTAAAGGCTTGGAATTGAGAATCAATAAATTTGATCTGCTCAATTCCTCCTCTTTGTGAAAGAGCTTTATCAGAAGCAAATCCCGCACGTCCCATTAAGCTGCTTCCTCATTGTTTTCTTGAAACATTTCAATCTGATTATCTTTCTCGTAATCAATAAATGTACAAGTTTCATATTGAACTTCTTTTAATAATGATAATAGATTAGCACTCATTAAATCTTTTTTAGCTTTATCAGTATTAGCTTTTCCGTCTTCCCATTTTATTGGAGTTTTTAAGATTAAATTCTCATTGCTGCCTTTTAAGTAAAGTTCAGCAGTCATTTGAGCCCCCAAACCTTTATCTTGATGATATTTAAAGTCAACTTGCTTAACAGCAATAAATTGGTTCTTTTCAAGGTTCAATTCCGCTATTAATAAAAATTCTTCTGCCAGCTCAAATAGTGAATTAATTAAATTCTTAGCCTCTGCTCTACTGGTTTTAAGCACCATTTCAGATTGAACAATGTTTGTATTAGGCACAAGTTTATCGAAAGTGATTTCCATTTTGGATTCACTAAACGAAATATCATTCCTTTTTACTTTTTTGATTCTGTAATTCATTGTTTACCTCACTGTCCTAAAAGTTTGAAATTAGTTTCTTTCATTCTTTCAAATAAAGTTTGATCAGTTGCTGGGTTGTATGCATACGGAAGAAATATTTCAACGATTTCAGCTTGATTTAATTCTATAAGAGAAACTTGTATATCAACCCAATCAAACAAAATTTTCCACGCTGTTCTATCTGCCTGTTCTCTTATTGCTTCTTCTTGAGCCTTAGTTGGTGGTTTCTTCCTTTGCATTCTTAAATATTTATAAACATTTTCGCTTTTAGCTGGTAATTTGAATGTAGTTGGAACTCCATTAATATTTATCTCGAAAATCATTCCTGATGGTCTTTCATTAGAATAATTCTTTGCAATTCTTGAAGCACCAGCTTGAGCAAGTCTATGTTCTATTTTTGAAATAGAACTCGATACAGCAACTGTTGATGTATAATTTTTAATTGCCATTTGTTTTTATTTCTTCTCCTGGATTAATTTATCTTTATACCAGTAGAATGAAACCTTGGAATTATTCTCAAATTTCTTTTTGAATTTCTTAACTTCTTCCTCAACTTCATTCTCTGTTACTATTTTTTCTTCAGTGTAATAAGCATTCATTACAACTTTGAATTTTTTGTCATTATGCAACTGCATAAAAATCAACTTCCTTGCTGGTTACTGGATCAGTGGCTTTACCAATTTTTTTAATTAAACCGCTTTCTAACAGCTTCTGACGGCGGTCTGCAATCTGACTTAAAGGTACATTAGCTGTTGTTGCCAACATTCTGTCAGAAGCCTTTCCAAGCTTTTTTAATGCAGAATAAATTCGTTCTTTCTGTGTACCAATTTTTAATTGAACTTCTTTTGAATGGTAAGCATTAATCGAATTTTCACTTATTCTTCTTTGTTTAGTTAATGGCTTTTCTTCAACTGCATTTATGAATAAATCTAAATCTGTCATTTGCTTTTTCTCCTATACTTGTTTGCATCCGGACAAGTTGCAAAGTGAGAAGTATGTCTTTTATGATCAAACAGTCTTGTGTTGCCGTTAATTATGTCATCTTTCTCAATACGGTTAAGGCTTTCCCAGTCAACCGGAATCAAATTTCCTTTTCCAGTTCTTAAGAAAGCCATTAATTTTCCGCAAGATTTACATTCAGTTGCTTTCTGAAACATCTTTATTGTGCATCCTTTTCTTTTGGGAAAATAGATTCATCTGAAGATGTTTCATCTGAATTATTATCTGTTTGCTCATCTTCAACCTCAAAGCTAGCATTATCAATGCTGTTAAGATCAACTTCACCATCTTTGTTAAAGTTATCTACTCTTAAAACTGATTCATCACTTGCAATCGGTTTTTGATGTTCAATACTTACCGGAAGCATTTTAGAGAGTCTTCTTAATACAGTTTTCTTAGCCATTTCTTCATAGAAACCGGAATTCCAAGGGGAGTATTTACTATCTCCGGCTTGTGATGTTTTTCTTATTTTTTCAATATCAGCTTTGCTCATAACTTCAAAAGCATATCCGTCATTTGTGAACTTTGCAACTGCATAGGCATATATAAAATCACCTCTTTCACCAAGTGCCGGTTTATGATGTAAGTTTGGTTCTAATCCATATTCATAATTGAATTCATCATTTGAATAAACTGCTTGAGCATAGATGGTTTTTATTTGGTTAGATCTTCTGGCTAAATCAATCAAACCTTTGTAACCAATAATAAACTGGATTTCTCTTTTCCCGGTCTTCTTATTGTTAAAAGGAATTAAATAAGCTTGACCCAAACTTGGAATTGGTTCAAATCCCAAAATTGAACATTGCATCACAGAACCGATTAAACTTTCAACTGAACATTCCGCTAATTCCGGAGTTCTGCTTATTAATGTTGTGGCTACTTGAACAATTCTTTCAGCCGTTAAATGTTTTGGCAGAGCTTGTGAAATCAATGGTTTGTATGCTTCAATAACAGATTTAACATCTCCGGCTTTAAGACCGAGCATAGTGCCCGGTCTTTTAGCTTTTAATAAAACTTCTTTTGCACTTCCGTTTCCATTACTATTGTTGGTTTTGGTTAATGCGGCTTTTGCTTTTTCTGCGGTTGTCATAATATTTTATTCCTTATTTAATTTCTTTAACTAAAAATGTTCTTGAACCCGGTACAGTTACTGAATAAGTGCTGTATAAATCGGGATGATCTTTTTGGAAGAGTTTAGTCTCAAACTTGTTTCTGTCTTTTGTAGCTTTCCAAGTGATGATCTTTTTACCTTCATACTCTAAAGCTTCAGCATCTTTCATTACTAATTTTAAGGTATCGGCAAGTTCTAATTCTGCAGCTTCAAGTTCTTTAATTTGCTTTCTCACATCTAACAAATCTTTGTAAACTTGAAAAGTCTCTTTTGTAGCTTCAACAGTTTTTAATTCTGTATGCTTTGGATATAACTTCTTAATATCACTTTCATTAATCGGCTCCGGTGGGATTTGTTTTTCTACTTTTACCCAAAAATCAATTAAGCGCTGATTCATTTTGCTTATAAATTCATCATCTCTTTCTTCTCTGAATAATCTAAAATCCCAACCGTCAACTAAAACTGCGAAGTAACCATATTTATATCCGGTAACTGATAGATAATGTTGTAGTTGTGCATAATAGTTTAGAGGCACATCACCATCTTCCCAATTCTTTGCTACAAAACCGGATGTTGTTTTAATCTCAAGAACTCCAGGACCATCTCCATTATTTCCGATAATTAGTCTGTCTATATTTCCAATTAAGAATGGTATTTCTTTGTGGATTCTGATTTTATTATCTCTTTGGACTTTTAAACCAGTTTCAATTACAAACCAATCTGCAACTACATCTTCAAGCATAACTCCGGCTCTCATTTTTGCATTCATCGGAGTTTCAATAACTTCTTCAGATATTTTTTCATAGTACACATCTAAAGCAGTTTTATAAGGATTAAATCCAAGTATTGAAGAAACATCACTTCCACCAATACCAATTCTTCTTGTTTGCAGCCATTCTTCATGACTCATCTCTTTTGTATTTATCATATTTTGATAACTATTCATTATCCCACCCCTCTGAAATTATTTCATCAATTAATTCTGTTTTTAATTCTTCAGCTTTTTCTTTGGGGAGTAAATCAATTATCTCCCATCCTATTCCTCGCAGTTCTTCACGTCTGCGGTCATAATCGGCATCATGTAAAAAGTCTTCTTTGCTTTCTCCATGATAGTCTTGTTTTTCAATAGCGTTATTCATATTTTTCTCCTGTTGATGTATTACGTTTTTTTGAGAAAGAAGGGGCTTTGCGAGGAGCCTCTTTTTTCTTTTAAATAGTTAGTTAGTTTCATACTGCATCACCTTCTCTTTATAAAGGTCTCTCTGTTTGGTTAATTCAGCAATCTGCTTATCTTGATCTTCTAATTCATCAAGCAAACCTTGTACTCTGCTCTCGGAATAATCATCTTCATAGCTTCTCATTTTTGCAACTGCTAAAAAAGCTCCGAAAAGAATTCCGGCTGTCATTCCAATAATTATTGAAATTATGATTTCCATTTGTCCTCCTCTTTTCCGTAATGGAATCCTTCTTCATCTTCGTAACCAACCGGTGCCGAAGCAAGCATAATTGCAAACAGAACTATTACAACTGCTAAAAACAGAATAAAGAACTGTCCCATTAAGCCTCCTTGTTTATTTGTTGTAGAATTATTTTGTTATCTGTAACTGTAAGCTGAAATCTTTCTCCAGTCTCAAATCCAAGTTCTCTTAACCATTCTCCGGAGAGTCTTATAAATGGTTTTGTCTTGAAATTAGAATTCATTCTGTAACCAACTTTGTAGATTCGACTGGGATTTTTTTTTCATGGGTTTGTTTCTCCTATACTTTGAAAATTCTTTTTGCCATATCTTCAGCAGATTCAAACTCTTCCGCATGTATGCTTACATGATCATACTTAGTTTCCTTTTGGAAATTGTGAATTGCAGAAACCTTAAATCTGTATCTGGTTTTTCTTTCACGATCTTTATATGTCCGGGCTTCTAATTGTCCCTTCTTTACTAAATCAATTACTGTATTTGCACTAAGGTGAAGTTTCTTTGCTGCTTTACTTAGTGATATTTCTTCAATGCTATTTATAGCTTCCTTATTCAGAATCTCCTTAACCAATTTTTCAAGACCTTCAATCTTTTCAAGTAATAGTTTTTCAGATCGTGTCATTGTTGGGATTGATTGCTCGTTCATTTCACTTCTCCATAAGTCAACTGTAATAGCTTATCGAAAGTCTCATTGAACTCTTTCTTAATGTCTTCAAGTCTGTATCTCATTCTTATTCTTTCATCCGGAGTAAAATTTCCGTCTTTGATGTCGGTTAGAACTTGATCATTAAGTTTCTTTAGTTCTTCCCCAATTTTGCTGTTCGATTTGAAGTTGAGTTCAATTAATGTTGAGCATTTTGCAGAACTGTCTGATATAAAACCATGCTTTTCAAATAAAAGCATAATTTCATTGTAGAGTTTATTATCATCTCTCTTTGAGAATTCCACATAATATTGAATCTTCTGATAGTAAGTCCCTAATCTCTCGGCAATCCAAGAGTAGCTTACTCCATGCTTTAACATTATTGATTTGATTTCCTCTTGAGGTGTCATAATTGAAATCCCTTTGTAAAAAGTGTTATAGTTTTTAAGTGGTTTTGAAATAGAATCTCTAAACAGAATGCACTAAGTTTTTTATGAAAATTGTTCTTTGACATTAATTGATTCCTTTAGCTATAAACTCTGCAAGCCTACCCGGTGCAATTGAACCGTATTGAATTTCCTTTGAAATTCTTTCTCGGTACTTTTTAGGAACCGGATAAGTACCAAGCATAATTAAACTTTCGCGGCTGATTAGTTCTTTTGATTTATTGTGTTGCTGATTCATAATTTTCTCTCTCTAAAAGTTTTATTATATGTTCTCTTTGCTCGTTTGATATTTCTAATGCTTCTGATTCATTGCCAAGACTTAAAAAAATAATTATGCTTCCGTCACTTTGAACTTCTGTAAAACTGAATAATGCTCTGATACCACTTTTTATCTTGATGATTGATCTTTCTTTTATCAGTACGCCACTGAGCTTGATCTTCATGCTACCTGGCTCTCCTCTTCTTTCACTATGTATTCAGAACAGTCACCAAAAATGGATTCGAGTTTTCTAAGGAAGCTAAATTTGATTGTTCCCCTTTCGCACATAATTTTTATTGAGTTTATAGGTTGCTTTACCATACGTGCTAAGTCTGCTTCACTATATCTTTTTTCAAATAAAAATCTGGTTAAATCAAATGGTGTCATTTTGTTTACCTTAATAAATATAACTTACTTACGCTAATATACACTAAATTATGTTCTTGTCAAGAAAAAAGTGTAAAAAAGTGTAATCAAATGAAAAAATAATTATAGAGAAAGTTTATGTTAGTGTTAAATTGTGGTATGAACTGGTCGGAATTTGTTAATAATCTATTAGATTTTGATTTAAGACTCTCTTCAAAAGAGGCGGAAGAAATTACTGGGATTAAGCAACAAGTAATTGATCGCTGGAAAAAAGGAGAAGTTGGAAAACCTCAACGAAACACAATTAAGAGATTAGAAGAAAGTCTTGGAATTAAAATAGACGATCGTGATCCAGAAAACATTACATACAAAAAAGTAAAAGAACCTAAAGTCGGTGGATTTGAAGGAGAAATTCCGGTTGCTAAAATTCCGCTGCTTAGTGAAGTTTACGCCGGAGAACCTCAATATTTAGATACCGAATTTCACGATGAGTACCATTTCTTTGTAAGCACGAAACCAAATCATAGATGCTTTGCATTAAGAGTTTCCGGAAAGAGTATGGAAACAACCCTTAAAGATGGTGCAATTGTAGTTGTTGATATGGATGCAGAGTACAAAGACGGGGATATTGTAGCTGTTCGTTTGAAAAACGGTGAGCAGTATATAAAAAGATTTTATGACATGAACTATGCATTCATAAAACTTACATCAGATAATTCTGATTACGGCGTTAGATTAATCGACAAAGAACATATTGATAAAATTTACAAAGTTGCTTCTGCTATTTTTGATCCAAATGAGCGTTAACAAGAATAAAATTAAAGTAGATAGAGTAAAAGTTACTAAAAGCATGATCAAGACTCCGGGTGTAATTCAACCGGGGGATGTTATTGAAGTTGACTTCACCAAGAAGCCTGATATTGGGGATTATGGTTTCTATTCTTACATGACAACTCAATACATCAAAAAATATACATCACCAAAACTCGGGGTGAATGTATATAAGATTACAATGGTAATCATGAATTGAATCCTATAAAATAACACAGAGAGAGAAAGGAGAGATGTTTTATTTAACTTATTAAATTAAGGAGATATAAGTATGGATAAAAATATATTCAAAATTCTTGTTCTCACAATATTCTTATCATTTGCATATACTCTTAATGCACAGTCCAATCCAGATGGAAATAAAATAAGCCTACACTTAACACCATACACAACTATGGGAGAAATTTCCGGTAAAGAACTGACCCCACAATTTAGCGTAAATGCAAAATTAAAAATTCCAGTTCAATCAACATTAACAATTGCCCCTTTTTTTGAATATCATTCTTCGGAAGTAATGAGTCTGAAGTATAATAGTGCTTTTAGGGATTACAGCAATGTTCTTGAACCAATGAAACTATACAATTTTGGTGCAACAATAAGTATTTATTTTAAGTGAGGACCTAAATGAGCCTAGACTTCAAACTAGTAAACCGAGAACAATTAACAGAACTTTACGCACGGCTTGATGTCGTGCGTGATCATATCGATAAACGATTAGATAATCCAAAGAAAGATCCCAAAGATCGCTATAGAGGATTTATCGACAAGGATCATCTTGAAACAGAAAAAATGTTAATCAAAAAAATAGCTGAACATTTGGAAGTTTTAAAGTTTGGGGAGAATTGATTTTTGGCTTCAATCTATATACAAAAAAACAGTCCTTACTACTGGATAAGATATTATGATATTCTTGAGCATGAACCTTCAAGAAAAAGAAAATCGCTTAATAGTAAAATTCCAATTACTCCGGCAGATCAGCGAAGAATCGAAGAAGCAAAAAAGAAAGGGGATAAGCCGGAATTACAAGGAACTCCTGAATTAAAGAAAAGACTTCGAGAATTTAAAACCGGACTTGCAGAAAGGAACATGCAAGCAAAGAGCGGAGTGAAGTTAATTAAGAGGCTAACACTTTCTGAAGGATATAAAGAATTTAAGGAAGCAAGATCAATTCCTGGAAGTAAAAAGTATTTAAAACCAAAAACCTTTCAAAGCTATGATATAGCAGTGAATCATTTCATTGAAATAGCAGGGGATAGGTTGATTTATAAATACACAGAAAACGATTATGTCAAACTTCTTTATCATTTTGAAGAAAAGGAATTATCAAGAAATTCCAGATCAATCTATACAAGATCACTCCATGCTTTATGGAAATATTTTGTTGATCAATTTTATACAAATCAGAATATTATTGAGACTATTGAACCGGAAGAAAAAGACCCTGATCCAATTTTACTTGAAGACATGTATGTTATAATTCAATACTTAAAAGAGGATAAGAGTTATCCTCATCATTATTGGATTATTTATTTTATGCTTTTAACCGGATGCCGTCCTTCCAGTGCGATTGTGCAGCTTAAAGAAGATATAGACTTCAAAAGGAAACGAATTACAATTAAGAACGTAAAAGCCGGAGGAAGGAAAGGGAAGCCGTTTTATAGATTTCCATTGTACGCTGAATTAAAAAATCTAATTGAAGAAATGGGAGTTAAACCGGGAGATACTGGAAGATTGTTTGATATGTACACAATAGTCCCGGAAAACTATACATGGCCATTAAGTTTTTGGGACAGGAAAATAGGATTCCTTCTAAAATCTAAAAGCATAGAAAGAAAATACACCCTTAAACAGATTAGACCAACCTTAGCAAGTTTCTTAATCAATGTTCTTAAGATGGATATTTATACTGTAAAAAAATTACTAGACCATGCAAATATCAAAATCACAGATAAAAATTACGTTGATTTCAATGTAAACACAGCTAGAAAAGAGCTGGATGATGTTACATTGGAAAGTTTTTTGGATGAAAACGAATAAATTAGAGGTGCTATGCTAACAAATGAAGATATTGAATATCTAATTGGTGTAGAAAAAATTCTGATTGGAGAGAAATTCAAAACTTTGAAAGACAAAAAGTCTATGAACTCCAATATAGACTTGCACTGCAACGATGTTGAAGGCCGTTTCTATATATTTACCAGACAGCATGAAGAATTTAAAGACAATTACTCAATTGGACTTATGTATACCATTAAAGGGAAGAAATATAATTTGATTAGAGTAAATGGCTCTGAAACTCAACATAAAATTAAGCATCATAGGAAACCTCATGAGCATATTTTAACTGTTGAAGATATAAAGGAAAGCAGAGAATGCAGACCATCTAAAATAGAGTACGAAATTTCATGTGTTTCATTCCAAGATGCAATTTTGTATTTTTTGAAAAGAGCAAACATAAATTATAAAGAAGATTATTTCTCGGATTTATTTGAGTATAATTTATTTTCATGATAGAAGAATTAAAACATATTACTGAGAACAAATTCTCATTCTTTGAAAAGAATGATGATTATGTACAAATAATTCTCCCAATTTACGCTGAGGATGGGGATTTATACGAGATTTTTGTTAAAAAAATAACAGATCGAGTTTATAGAATAACTGACTGTGGTTTAACAATAATGAGATTATCATATAGTTATGAAATAGATACAGATAAAAAAAGAGAATTACTTAATAAAATAATCCTTGCTAATCGTGTAGAGATGATTGATGGCGAAATTTTTATAGAAACAAACACAGAGAATTTTGAGAATTCAGCATTCAGATTAGCTCAGGTAATTGCCAAAGTATCAAATATGTATATCTATTCGCGTGAAGTTGTAAGAAGTTTATTTTTTGAGGAACTTGAAGAATTTGTTTATTCGAAATTAGAAAAATATCATCCTCAAAAAGAGTATTATCCAATACCAGAAAATCCGGAATATCAAGTTGATTATTGTTTTAATGGAAGAGTTAGACCAATTTATTTGTTTGGGGTCAATACCTCTGATAAGGCAAAAATTGCAACCATTTCTTGTCAGCAATTCTTATTAAGAAAAATGAATTTTAAAAGCTTAATTATATTTGAAGATCTGGACAAAATTAAGAAAAAAGATAGGGATAGATTACTGAATGTTTCTGATAAAACGATAACTAATTTTGATTTTTATAAAGAAAATATAATAGAGTTTTTTGAAAGAGAAAGTGCTTAA